ACTGTAGGTTGACAACAAATGGTTTTGGGTATATAATACATACTTAGACGTTAAATTAAAGGACTACACAATGGCTAAAAAAATCTCTATCAAAGTTTTTGCAGATCCAGGACATGCATGGGCCCGATTCCCCAAAGCAAAGTTGGTTCAACTTGGTATTGCTGATAAGATTTCTACTTACAGCTACCAGAACGGTGCTAATGCTTTCTTGGAAGAAGACTGTGATTTGTCGTTACTGGTTAACGCACTACGCCAGCGTGGATATGAGATTAAATTCAACGAAAGCCATGCTAATAAACAAAGCAAAATCCGAAATTACTCTACGTATCGGGCTTGACATTAAATGGGTTTGGGTATATAATACACACATAGACACTAACAAACAAGGAGAAGTATATGACAAACAGAACATACACATTCATCAGCAACTCTAAAGTCAAAGAGATCCTGGAACTCAGCGACAAGCTCAGAGAATGCCTGGAGTATCCCAACAGTGAGACTTCGTTGGATGAGCGCCGCTACTCAGAGTTCTTTGAACAGAAGATCCTAGACGTTATTGATCGTGGCTAAAATACAACAAACAAATGGTTGACCGGTTTTGAAAAATCGGGTATAATACACCCATGGAAAGCAACACACAGGAGAACAGTATGAAAGACATTATTCGCACTACACCCCACGCCTTTTCCTGGCTTAGCACAAGGCAGGTGTGCCAGCGTTGGAGTGCTTTCTATGCTGCAATTGGTTGACATTAAATGGTTTTGGGTATATAATATACTCATAGACAGTTAATTAAAGGAGTTTGAAATGGAACGTACAAGGTTTACTGGTTTAACGTATTTGGCGATAGGTATGGGTTGGAAGCAAGACCTTCGTATCAAGACTGGCAAGTTGTGGCGTATCAAGGACGGCTACCCATTTCACATCCTAGTTGAAAAGTTTGGTTATACTGTAGTCGTAGACTACAATTTTGGTCCCACAGTACTTACCAATACAAAGGATGGTTCTTATGTTGTCTTAGGTGCAAGGGATTATTTCCTATGCGACAAGATTTATGCTAGACGGAACCATGTCAACTTAATACGTTGACATTAAATGGTTAGTGTGTTATTATGATTTCTTTCAACAACTCATAGGAGTATTTAAAATGGCAAAAACTATCACTAAAGATGAAAATATACCATCTATTGTTATTACTAATAGTAGAAAGGGCAAATTGCGTAAAGAATGGATTTTTCCATTCAACTTTGAATTTGTAACACCCACTGGTGAAAAAGTTATTCACACATTGAAACGAAAGCCAGGTGAATATATCTCTTCTACCGTAGCAGAAAAATTAAGTCAATTGACTGACCCTAAAAATACTAAATGGCATTCTACAGTTGCCAAATGGAAAGAAGATATTGCCGCAGGACGCAAGGATAAACCTAGTCGCAAAATGCGTGTTCAATATAAAATGGTTCAGGTAAAAAACATTGTAATTGATGATGATGTTCAACGTGATTTAGATCCAAACTGGGTAGCAACTATTGGTAACCCTAATGAATTTGAAACTGAATTCATGTCAACTATTTACTGCATGTTTGATCCAAACACTAAAAAGTACATCAGTATCAATGCACAGCATACTCTTATACTTGAAGTGGCATTTGCGACAAATGATTTGTGGGACGACCTTGAAAATTACAACGGTGATCCAGATGAACTGTATGTTCCTGTTACTTTTTTCCCTGATTCTTCCCGTGCAAAATGCCGTAAGGGTTTTCAAGTTTTTAATGGAAAACAAAAAGCAATTGAACCCTATGTAAATCACAAAATGCTTGTGCTAGCTTATCGGGTTGACGTAGATCGTAAAGACAAAGATGCTGAAAAAGCGCACAACCTTCAAACAATTAATGAAGATGAAGGCTTTGAACCTATTAGCAAAGATGACAAAAAGAACAAAAAATATAGCTGGGCTATTACTTGCGTAAGTGAAATGATGGGGCATTATGATCGTCTAGATCGTTGGCGCTTTGTTTTGCGTACACACAAACGGTATTGGCCCAATATTCAATTGGACATTGCTGAAATAGATTTGTACGGTTTTATCTATGATTATTTCAAAGATATGAAATATGATATGTACAGTAACGAATTCAATGATAAATTTCTCAACCCTTGCATGGCAATAATTTGGAAATTCTTCACAACACCTCATGGTTTTGCTAGTGACAGTGCCGGGGTACAAAAAAGATTCAGTAGTGCAAAAACTGGATTGCCAGAAGATAAGTGTAAAATTGATGACAACGGTTCTTGTGTGTACTTGATGAAATTGTATCGTCATTTTGGTGGACAACATGAGTTGCCGTTATATGTTAATAATTTGAATGAAACCCGTATCGGTGATTTGCTCAATTACATTGACACTGACCGTGAATCATTGGTTGAAGAGATGGAAAGTTATGGCAACCCGTAAAAAGAAATTTTTATATGTTATTTTAACTGCTCACTACTTTAAAGTAGGTGATACATTTAAAAAACGTCTTGGGTACGGAGTTACAGATGATCCGGGTATGCGTGTTAGGAAATACAGTAATACTTCCGGCGGAGAACAAGAGTTTGTAGAACTGTATCATAGCCCTAACTATGATGTAATGGAAGTTGAAAGAATTTTAAAACAACAATTGTCGGATGATTGTCATACTATCAACGGTGAAGAGGTAGAATGGATAAGTCCATATAGCAGTCTTACTACTACTGACCTCATTAACATGATAGAAGATATCATTCATGGTTTAAATAAACCTGTCAGAAAAGTGAAAAAACAATTCTTACCCTTTAAAGATGCTGAATGGCAAGATGTAATAGATTCAGAAAACATTGAACTATACCCAAACGAGTACACAGAAACGGTCTAGACCATTTAACTTTACTTTTATTAAATTCCAGCATATAATACAAACATGACACATCGTTACGCCCTCATAGACACTGCCAACACATTTTTTAGGGCCCGTCACATTGCATCACGCAGTAGTACAGTGGAAGAAAAAGTAGCGATGGCCTTACATCTTACATTGGCTAGCACCAATCAAATTGTAAAACGTTTTAATATTGATCATGCGGTGTTCTGCTTGGAGGGGCGTAGCTTTCGTAAGGACTTGTATGCGCCTTACAAAAGGAATCGTGTAGTAGATACCTTGTCTCAAACAGAGTCTGAGGTTGAAGAAAATAAATTATTTTGGGACACCTACGAAAAATTTACAACTTATCTTAAAGACCGCACAAACTGTAGTGTCCTGCGTGATCCAAACGCTGAGGCTGATGATCTCATAGCAAGATTTGTGGCACTTCATCCAGAAGATGAACATTTTATAATTTCAACAGACAGCGATTTTTATCAATTAATTTCTCCACGAGTAAAGCAATATTCGGGTGTGACTGGTGAACTGATTACTCTTGAAGGATATTTTGATGACAAGGGTCGTCCAGTAAAAGACAAGAAAACTAAAGAACCCAAGTTACTAGAGGATCCTCAATATTTGCTGTTCAAGAAGACCATGCGCGGTGATACATCAGACAATATATTTTCTGCTTTTCCCGGGATACGTGAAAAAGGTAGTCAAACAAAAGCTGGATTGATTGAAGCATACGCTGATAGAAATAAACAGGGCTACCACTGGAACTCTGTGATGTTGACACGCTGGCTGGATCACGAGGGTGTTGAACATCGTGTGCGTGACGATTATGAACGCAATCGAACCCTTATAGACTTGACAGCACAGCCCGATGATGTTAAACTGTCAGTAGATACAAACATTCGTGAAGGTGTTCGCAGAACTACTATCCCTCAAGTTGGGATTCACTTGATGAAGTTTGCCTCAAAATTTTCATTGAATAAAATTGCAGATAACGCAGAGACATACGCAAAGTGGCTCAACAGTCCTTATGTAGGTGTATTGAAATAATGGCTAAGTTTCGTTGGAAAACACTACGACATGATGAACCAGACTTCATGCTAACTGATGAAAGAGGTGTCATGGGCATACCTCGGGCTAGTTTTGAATTTAGTCCCATGTGTCCTGAAAATTATAAGCAAGTTATACATGAATGCATTCGCAACGGATGGTTGAAATCAGTTGCACATATGAAAGAATCCGAATGGATATGGGAAAAATTAGGAGAATAAATGGCACAACATAGCAAATACTGGAGTTGCAGTCCTTTTGCAGATTGGATCCGCGGAACTAAAAAACTCAGTGCGGGTACAAGTGAAGAATGGGATGACTGGACAACTCGGGCTCAAATGAAACATAATTTTCGCTACTGGTTAGCTGAGGAAGCACTTGGTAATATCCAAGATTTTGTAACATGGCCTATAAGGACTCTTTATGATATCAAATACTACATTAACAACCGTTGGGTTACTCGTACTAATAGTCTTACCGCTCATCCCCGGGATATTAAGCCGGGTCAATGGCAGGACGTGGGGAACCGCTTTTTGCCTTGCTTATTCAATGAGTTGGTGGATTTTGTTGAGATAGAAACTGCATGGAGCCACATTGCTTGGGGTAGTAAAGAAGATCGTGCTAAATATAATCCTCCATTCTATGCTACAGGTTGGTTCCGTTGGAGAACATGGCGTTGCCCTCAAGCCGGACTAGATCATCTTGATTGGGCAATGACACTTACTAATGTAGAATGGTTAGGCGAAGATAAAAAAGGTGAGGCAGTACCAACTAGTCAGGCATTAGCAGCAAAAGAAATCAAAGAACTTTATATATGGTGGACTACAGTGTATCAGAATCGTCCAGATCCACATGATGCAAGTGGTTGGAGTGATCATTGTGAAGCTATGGATTTGAAATATCCCGGCAGTTTCTTTTCTAGTTTAAACCGTAAAGATCCAGAAGATAAAAAAGCCAGTGATAAAGCGCATAAACTTCTGGATAAGATTGAAAAAGCCTACGAAAAAGAAGATACTGAAATGCTGATTCGTTTAATTAAAGCCAGAAATAGTTTGTGGACTTGATATGAAAAAGATTTATTATGAAAAAATAGGACGTAGGTACGTTCCTATTAGTGAATACGATAATGAATACTTAGACAGTTTCTCAAAAGGTACTCATTTGGTTATGTGTTTTCCCGGTGGCCAAAGTCGTAGATACAATATTGACCCTAACTATGCCGCTATGATTGCTGCAGGAAGAGTAGCTGCGGATGAAATTACTCGTGCTATACACATGGCTAGTGAACTTAAACCGCAATCAACTCCCATCACTATAGGTCAGCGTAAGGCTTGGAATAAATTAGCTAAAGAGTTTGGTACTGAACGATTTGCTTTGCAGCATGGTAGTGCTAGAGATTTAGCAGAAGCCGGGGTGAATGCTATGAT